TCTGCCGGATAGCGTTCTTTGGCGTAGAAAGGAGGCGTTTAGTGACGGAGTGAGTTCGGCCGATGGTGGGCGAACATGGGTTCAAATGATTAAAGAATATGCAGACCGCGTTGTTACGGATAGCGAATACAATAACAAGAATAACTACTTATATTCGCTTCACAACCCGCCATATGACAAGGAGAGTTTTTATTATCGTCGCATATTTGAGTCCATCTATCCGGGGCGTGGGGATACAATCCCGTACTATTGGCGTCATCCATTCTGTGAAGGTGTTCTGGACCCAAGCGCGAGGTTGCTGTCGTTTTATGTGGCGGATGCCACTGCCACGTAATATTTATCTCTTCATTATATATCCATTCCATTCCATTCCATTCCATTCCATTCCATTCCATATGAATACTATCAAAACATCATTGGAGGATTTGATAGTTGGAATCATAACCTATATCCGTGATACAGTGAAACCGATATTCGCGAAATATTCGGATTATTACAAGTACATTGACGTGTTTTTTTATGGAACGTACGCCATTATATTACTTGGGTTTTACAATACCGTTCCAGAATATATTCCTGTATTACGAAACACCATTTTATACATTGCGGTCTTTGTTCTGTTAGTTCGATTCAATACGATTTCGTGGACAAACTCCAAATTTGCGATTCTTGGTGGAAACAAATTTAGTGAGTTTGACCGCCGTCTCATTATTTCTACATGTATTTTCATTCTAGTCACGCACATTGTCTCTGAAACTGTATCGAATTACATCAAAAAGCAAGTAGCCAAAAATATAACACAACCGATAACTACGAATGTGGTTCATCCGGTATACAATTATATCGACACATCTGGCGCGGTCGATAACATTCCAGTTGTGAAGAAATTTATACAAGAACAGGCGTCCAAAAAGATGGCAAAGCAAAACGGCGGCGGCGGCAGCGGTGGCGGCGGCGCCGGTTCTGGACCCGTACAAGGGATGGTCTCCGGTAGGTGGTAAGCGCCGCGTCCGTCCGTCCGTCCACCCGTCCGTCCACCTGGCAATTGACAAAAAAAATTGAATTCTTTTATCAATTCATAATAACATACACGAACAACAAATAAACGAACGAATGAGCGAACGAATGAGCGAAGTCACGGAGAATGCCGCAATTGCATTCGGCGATGATGTTACCTGGCGTATAATCAGCGATGACGGTGACGGTGACGGTGACGGTGGCGATGGCGGATATATCCCAGGAGGAAGAGAAGTTAAGGAGACACCCGACGAAATGATTCAGAAAGAGTTGGATATCATGATGGAGATACTCGAAGAAAATCAAGACAAGATGCCGGAAGGTGCGTATTTACGCGGAATGAACGCACTCGGGGCGTTACATAAGCACAAGCGCACAACACTCTCTCAACCTCAACGCAACCCGGGTGATGCATTGCGCTCTTGGATGACATTGGAAGACATCGAAGAATCGGATGAAGACATGTACAATGAAATCATGGATACCGCGGACGATATTGTCATGGAATTATGCGGAGAAGATGCGAGTATTTACATGCATGAGGACGACGTCCGTCTGGTCGACCGCGGAGAAGAACAAGAAGTGTTTCAGTTACTCGTGAATTACAAACCAGAACCCGGAAATGCTGGATATGAAACGAGTCCAATGGTACTTCATCATGCAATACAGGTGATTATGAGGCGGATGTTTGATGACACCTATCATGAACTGGAAGTAGTGAGACCCGTAAGTTGTCAATGTGGGTGGCGTGGAGTACAAGGAAATTGGGACCGCCATGTCTCAAATCCGCGTCACCAGCGTTGGGTGATTGCAGAGCGTCACCGGAAATTTGAAAGAGCGCTTGCAACTGCAAGGCAACATATCGTTGCGCGTCGTGAAGACGGTATTGTTTACATTGACGAGTTACATGAAACTCCTGAAGTGAAAATTGCAAGAGAAGAAGTGATTGCCGAAGCCGAGACTGCTGGACACCGTGTTGTATTTGTCGGCGCATCAGGGGGTCTTTCTTGGTTTACGTAATACGTAAGAGCAGTGGCGAAGCACGAATCACCGATTATCGGTTACGAATTGTCTTATTCTTCATATTCTTTACAGCCGTATTCTTGTCAATGTAATATACACGTCGATGATTCAATGAAGATGCCATACTATTTTTTTTAGAGGTCTTATTCCGTGGTTTATGCGTTGCCGACGCCGACGCCGACGTCAGCAGACCATCACGGAAAAACTGTTGGAGATGGTATAAGATATACTTGCTGATGATTTCATCAATCTCGCGCGGATTCACTTTTCGCTGGTTTGCTTTTACATCATATTCGGCTGCTTCTGCAATCTTTACGAGTAGGTTATTCATCTCAATCGAGAGAATCTGCGATTTAACAGCCGACGACGTGCCTGGCGTAATCGATGGAACATTAAAATGTGAAAATACGTCTCGGTATAATGCGCTGTTTAAAAATCGGACGACGAACATTTCAAACGGGATATACGAATGATACGCCTGTAATTTAATGTAATATACGCGTTCATCCACCATTTTAGGATGTTCGACATCATCCAAGAAGCATATTTCAATATCAGACGGTAGACGACCGCATCGAATAAACTCATTTACTGTCTTATGGGTGGTGGTTCGTTCGGGATACGCCGACGCCGACGCCGACGCCGACGCCGACGCCGCTTTTCGTTCACTCTGCGGTTTGAACCCTCCGATAGTATGGTCGAACAGCGGAGGAACGATGGCCAGACCACCCCCCACCGCACTTTGTTTCATGGAACGCAGTTTATTCTCAAAATAACCGCGAATATGCCCGACCCATTTGTCCGGTCCCATATTGTTCGTATATATCATCACCTTACTGCAAACCCCCGCATTCTTTTTTTTACGGATATAATCCAAAATACGCACCATATTTGGGCGTACAATTTCCGGGTACAAGTCAACTAAATCATTGAAATAACGATACATGATGTCTGGTTTGTTGAAGTATTGTCCTAATGTATGACCAAAGTAAGAGAATTGAGAGAAATTGCCGAGTGTTTCATCTACGTCAAAGGCGACGACCTTTGGTTTCATACTATTATATTACTTGTATAATAATAATATTCCACTTGTATAATAATAATATTCCACTTGTATAATAATATTATTATATAATAATAATAACAACAATAACAATAACAATACGTGTGCGTGTCATTTATATGAAAAACGTACCGAAATATATAGATAGTGATATTGATGAAGATATGAAATTGACACACGGAGATTACGTAAAAATACTTCATCATTATCAAGGACCCGAATCGGGACACGGACACGGACGTGTTACGCGTAAAAATAGGAAGTCGGTCAAAGAACGCGCTCATCGTATTCTAGCACAAAAACTATGTCGGTGTATTAAAGCAACTTCGTCAACATCATCTGGCGACGAGGGTCGTCGTATCGCATATTGCACGCGGTCGATTTTTAATACAAAGGGTTTACGGTCCCATGGGTTTCGATGTAAAACAAAGAACGGTAAACTACGGCCAATGATGACGCGGGATATTACAAAGACGTCGAGGCGTATCTATACCGGCGAACATGCAAATAACAAACGCTAATTTGGAATACTTTCACATTCAAAACATAAATCCTGAATTTTATGTAAACAACTATCGATATTATTACAATAAAAATTGTTTTTATTAAATGCTTGTGTATTAAGTTGATTATCTATTTTACAATACACGATTGTCGATTTACCAAAACAAACACAACTACAAAATTGCCCACCTATACCGAAACATATATTATATTTAGCGTTTTTAATTATTTCTATATCTTTTTTATAATTTTCATAATCAAGGTTACTGTATATATTTTCAATTGTAATATCTTCTACATCATTTACATCTTTTAATTCTATTAATTCATTATAAACTGTTGTAATACCATGAAATCCAACTTCATCTGTATAAGGCATAACTCTTTCTCCCATAATTATAATTTTGTAATGACATTTATTATTTTTACAAAATAATTTTATCTTTTGTTTTAAATTATCATAGTCTTCTTCCTGTGTATGACGACATTTTGTATGAAAAATAATATATTCTTTGTCATTAGTATTGTTTTCAATAGTATTGTTGTCAGTAGTACATAACTTCAAATTAAAATCAGTGATTTCATTATAACGTAATTGTTGTACAACATATAATATACTAGGGAAAGTAAACTTAATTTGATGTAATGGAATATCATTATAACGACAAATATCTTTAATCAATTTTATTCTAAACTCTAATTGGTTTATTGGTTCCATTCCATGGTAAAGATTTGTAAAATAATTCAAATTTATATAGAATACATCATTAAAAAGTTTATTTTTTATGCATAACATTCTAAATAATATATCACCTATTCCAGTGTCATAACTGCATGTATTAATGAACTCTGGTTTAATATTATACTTATTACATATTTCAATTATTTTATTTATAATAGGTGCATTATTTCGTTGCGTCACGTGACTTGGCGTTTTCCGCATTCTAAACATGTACATTTCTCTAAAATCCGTAACAATATAAATGAGTTTATGATTTGAGATATATATTGATTACAAATAATGTAAAATAATATTTTGTCCTATTGTAAATCTTCAGTGTACACATAGAGTCATCATGTGTTGCCTGCGTCGCCCGCGTCGCCCGCGTCGGCATCTAAATATTCAAGTACACGTAATATCAGCAATTCTTCTTGACTCAATCGTTGAAATACGACATTCAACTCAAATCGAATATTGAATACAAACCGTTTTATGTTTCGAATTGTGACAATATGCATCTTGTCTTCCACATTTTCACGCACGCGGAATAATGTGCCTCCCAATGTTACATAGGGTCGCGCTTCGAGAGAACGAAGAGGTATCCAACGAATCAGTTGGTTATGTTTTAGGTCATAGGGGTTTTCAATGACCCGGTACATGTGTAACTTACGTTCAAACTCGGCCAGTTTCTCTGGTGTGAGATTCATTGACGCGAGAATCTCATGTCTTCGCGCGTGTATTTTTTTGAGTGTCGTATTCGCTATCGTGTTATTCTCGGTTTTATTCATTGCCGATAATATCGCATTAACATCCAGCGGAAATGTGGGTTCGTCTAGTACGGATTGGAGCAGGTCGTTGTCGGAATCGACCGCATAATCCGAATCCTTTACACTTGGATGCGTTCGGTCTTTCACAGGAGGGGAACTATCTGATTCAATACAACTATCGCTGCTGTCCGTTGCGTCCGTTGCGTCCGTTGCGTCCGATGCGTCCGATGCGTCGTCATCATCCATTGCGTCCGTTGCGTCGTCGTCATTGTAATCGTTTGTATGTTTCTGTAACAGTGTGTCGATATTCAAGATATCGTCTTCGTCTTCGTCATATGCTGTGGATGTAACCGGTTTACCGGACCTTGACCGCGACCTTGACCGCGACCGTGACCTCGACTGCGACTGCGACCGTGACCGGCCTCGACCCACCGATGGTCGCATAAACTCCAAATCAACAACTACGGTTTTCTTCATTCGTATTCACGCACCACCAATAATCGAATACAATGAGTTGTATTTATTATAGATACGACGTATTGTTTACCCATTATCACCCCCCCCCCACCCGAACCGTTGACACTGACCTGCACGGGTTTGTGGGCGTTTTACGACCTCCTTACTGAAAACGAGAGCATATATAGCATTATCTTATAACTTTTTGAAAAGTCAGTGTGGCGGAAAATGGGCGCCGGAGGGCGCAAAATGGCGCCGGGAGGTGCCACGCGAAAAAGCGTGACCATGTATCATCAGAATGTTGCCAAAATAACACCGAAAATCGTAAATTATGCTCTCGTCAGGCAAAACATGCGCAAAAACGTGTTTTAAAAGCAAAACGGCCAAACCCGGATTTGGACATTTTTGGAAAAATACCATTTTACCCCTTTTGTGTTAGCGGGATATATAGGCGTTTGCTTTCTGGTGATGTGACTGAATATGGTGCAAATGTTGCCAAAATCTCTAAAGTGTCAAATTGCAAAATAAGACAAAATTGGGGTAAAATAAGACAAATTAAGACAAAACCCCTGACGATGATGTACGATTTTTGATGTGAGAATGGCAACATTGAGACCAACCGATGGTGCGAATGTTGCCAAACCGTTGGGGTAAAATGAATTACCGGTCACAGGCGCACTGAAACGATAATAGAGACATCTCATAATTATAATATAGACGGTATATAGAGCAAGAATATTACCTATATAATTGGGGTAAAATAAGACAAATTGGGGTAAATTAAGACAAATTGGGGTAAAATAAGACAAATTGGGGTAAAATAAGACAAGAATTGAACGGACCAAAAATGCCGAGAAAGTACGTTGACTACTCCAAGACTTACGTTTATCTATTAACTTGTAAAAACTCGGCAATTTCAGACGCATACATTTCGTACACTACCAACTTGACACAACGGAAGTATAAGCACAAGCGCGAGACTTTGGATATTTCATGTCAATCCAAACTATACAAATCGATTCGGAAGAATGGAGGATGGACGAATTGGAAGTGTGACATTCTGGAAGAATGTGCTTGTAACAATGAAATCCAAGCCCGGGAACATGCCAAATTATATATTTTTAAAATGAAACCGAATTTGAACGATGAAAAAATGGACGAAAAGTGTCCGAACATTTCATTTGGAATATCTGATTTTAAACCAAATATTTTCGGCGATGAAATGGCCGTAACGGCCGCGGCCCCTGTTTTTGAAGCAGAGATTTTTGGCGGCGCAGCTCATGAAACAATTTCTGTGGCTGCGCCAACGACGAAGGATGGGAAATACATTTGCCTTTGTAAAAAGTCGTATTCACACCGTTCTAGTTATTATAAACACACATCCACCTGTCTTCAGTTTCAACACAACCAATCCGTACATAAGCCTCCGCAAGAATCAGTTGTGAATACTGTTTCTGTTTCTATCATTTCGACGACGACAACGACAACGACGACGACCCAAACGTCGAGAATAACGTCCAGGTTATCAGATGTTGCCGAAGAACCTGAAATAAAACATGAACCTGTGGATATGACTAGTGATGATGAAAATAACCGAATGGTGCGTTATCGTTTTAAATCCAGGAAAAAGGTGGATGACGGAGTCTTTCATTATTCTGTGTTTCCAGAACCTGGGCTGGGGGCGGGGGGCGGGCCAGGGCCAGAGCCGGAACCGGAGCCAGAACTGACTGTAGAAATATCAGAAACGACGGATGTTCATGACAGCGACAAAGAAAGCGACAGTAACAGTGATGCGGCGTCGGCGTCGGCGTCGGCGTCGGCGTCGTCCTCATCGAAGTCATCGACGTCATCATCGACATTTTTTCATCATGAACAAGATACCGCATCTGATGCGTCGTCTTCTGTCGTGTCAGAACTTCTCACCGAACAGAATGAGAAACTCAAGGATTATATTCGAAAGATGATTTCGGCACTTACAACAGGCAAGAAACGAAACAAGAAATCTATCGTCAATTCACTCGTATTCGAGTTATTGGACCAGAATAAAACACTGCAAAAGCAAATCATCGAATTAAGCAAGGAACGCAATATTATTGTGAATAACACGAACAATAACCAGTTCAATTTGAACTTTTTCTTGAATGAACAGTGTAAGGATGCGGTGAATCTCTCGGATTTTGTCAATTCTCTCGAAATCACGATGGACGACCTCACATATACGCGGAACCAGGGACTCGTGGAAGGGATTAGTAAAGTCATGATTGACGGATTGAAACAATTGGACCTGTATAAACGCCCGATTCATTGTACCGACCAGAAGCGAGATACGATTTATGTGCGGGACAACCACCAGTGGGCGAGAGATGAAGGGAATGCGCGGATGAGGCGGGCGTTCGTGGATATCGCGAATAAAGAATACTTTGCGGTGAAAAAGTGGATGGATTTACATCCAGGGTGGGAGACAAATAGCCGCCTACAGGATTTTCATCATAAGATGATTCGGAATGTTCTTCATGAAATAAAGGATGACCCGGTGGGGGCGCGCAAGATTATGAAAAGCGTTGAACGAGAGGTGTTTATAGAGAAGTAATGTAACGCCCCCAGCTATGACCTCTACCAGGTTCGCAGTCTTCACTTCCGAGTTCTTCAATAATGTTATTCGTAATACAATTAGCCCATGCACGATTTGGACCATAATTCCACCCCCGGAGCCAATTTTTATTTTTGATGGTATCATCCATAATGACAATTGTATGCATATGCGCGAGACTCCTACAATTTACAATGTCACCGTATGCGATGGGATAATCGTGTCCTCCATCAATAAATATAATATCAAATGGTTTCGCAGTTTTTGAATATTTCGGAACCGACTGTAGACTATCTCCAATGATTAGCGTATGTCTATTGGGGTACTTATTATCGATAAATGCTTTACCGTGGGTCAGGTAATCGTGATGCCCTATGTCAAAACTTACAACTTCCGCGTTGGGGTTGGAGGAAAGAAACAATTCCGAGGAATGTCCTCCATTAAATCCAATTTCCATGACACGCTTTATCGACGGAGAACTTACCATTCTTCTTAGGAATGCGATTTGTCCGGGAACTTGTTGAGAATACCCCTCGGTAGGTATAATATTATTCTTTTTGAAATAATCGTTCAAGCTACTCATACGAATAAGGGGTAGTTATATAATATAAATTGTAATTCATACTTTATATTGTATTGTATTTTCGGTTTACACCAACCGGTCTAAAACTTCGACCCGATAACCTCATTGGCGGCCATGGGTTCAAACGACATCATACCGCCGGGCATCCCTCCACCGACATTCTGCGCATACGTGCTGTTGAAGTGCTGCTGCTGCTGCGACGCTTGCGAAAGTCCGTAGTCCGCAGTGCCGGTATTGCGATTCGCAGTCATCACTGGGTTGGGGGGTGCCATACCACCGCCTACCATTCCACCGGGAACACCGCCGGCGTAAGGTTGTGACAATGGCTGTGTGATGCGAACTGCGCCACTTCCCTGCGCGCCATTGTTTGCACCTCCGCCAGCAGTTCCATTGTAACTGGTCTCGCCGCCCAAGAGTTCAATGACTCGTTCTACGAGAATCTGGACCTTCTCGCCCAATTTCGTCTTAATACTCAAGAGAATCATCAATATTCCTAAAATGGTTGTAGTGAAGTTGAACTCACTGTACCTATATCCAGAGTAGGTGGGAATAAATGTAATCAACCGATGGATAAAGTAGATGAACACGAACATGAAGAGGATTTGACCGATGATTTCCACTAAAATCATGAGCGTCGCCTTGTGATCGTCGGGTTCGGGGACGTATGTGCGGACCAAATACAACATCAACAGAATTGGGACAAACCCGATGATGGTATACTGAACAATATTCAACAATACCCCTTGCTGCTGTTCGTCTAAACGAAAGACATGGTCGATGAATGAACTACCACGCTTCGACCCTTCTTTCACAGTTTCTTCAAATGCCTCCATTGTTTGAGTATATATAAAAGGAATAATATTATTTATAGTTCTTATGGAATATGGAATCATGGAACGGAATTAAACACGTCTGATTATAGATTATATATACATCGACCACCCCCCGTTCCGATGATTCGCCGATTCGCCAGAATCAATAGCGTTCCACATTACCGCGTTGAAAACACGGGTGTTGCGCAATATACGATAACCAGTCACACACTTACGTCAATCAATGATGACAACAACACCCATGAAAGTACGCCAACAACAACAACAACCACAACTGCTGCTACCACCAAAGAACCAGCGCCAATGATTGTTATGCCAACGTCCACCGTCTTCATCCATCCGCACGCTGAGTATCAATACCTAAATCTCATCCAGGATATTATAGAGCAAAAAAACGAACACATTGGTCGGAATGGCAGTACTTTGTCCATATTTGGCGCAGGTATGGTATTTTCTCTCGAACAAGGATGGATTCCGCTACTCACTACAAAACAAATGGCGTGGAAAACATGTCTCAAAGAACTCCTGTGGTTCATTCAGGGGAAAACCGACAACCGCCTTTTACAAGACGCCGGCGTTCATATTTGGGACGATAATGCATCACGCGATTTTATAGAATCACGCGGACTGGCGCACTACGCCGAAGGCGACCTCGGTCCTATCTACGGTCATCAATGGCGGCACTTCAATGCCGAATACACCGGACACGAGACAGATTATACAGGGAAAGGTGTCGACCAACTGGCCGAGATTATACGGTGTTTGAAGGACCCTGTCGAGAGATTTTCGCGTCGATTGATTATGTCGGCGTGGAACCCCTGTCAATTGACCGAGATGGCACTTCCGCCATGCCATGTATTGTGTCAGTTCAATGTTGACAACCAGAATCGACTTTCATGTGCATTATATCAGCGTAGCGGGGATGTAGGTTTAGGTGTTCCATTCAATATTGCATCCTACAGTTTCTTGACACATCTCCTTGCCAAACACTGTGGACTAGTTACACACGAGTTTGTATATTATTTAGGAAATGCGCACATTTACGACGACCACGTTGAAGCGTTACGACCGCAATTATTGCGTCGCCCCTTTCCATTTCCAAGAGTTGAAATCACGGTTCTGAGAGATAATATCGATGATTACCGATTTGAGGATTTTAAAGTACTGAATTATCAATGTTATGACCCAATATCGATGAAAATGCGAAAATAATATAGAAATAATGTGTTACTACATTTTATAATCGTAACGGTCGTTGTTGGTTCATTGTAATTCGCGAATATGAGTGGTAGTGCGGCTTTATCGGCTGCGAGAAAGCGTAGGGCGTCGACGGCGCCGAGTCCCGGTGCTGGTGGTCCTGGCGGTCCCGGCGGTCCTGGCGGTCCCGGACCGACGGCGTATTATGGTCGGGGTGCAGGACAACCCGTCCCCAAAGAACCGACCAATTTCATACAGCAACCCATGAACATCTACGAAAATATAGAATTGATTAAACGCCAATTAACTGAACGAGGCAAACTTATACAAACACAGGGAAGTTCTATGCCTCCTGAAAAATTGCGAGTTCTTCAAAAACAGAACGAAATCCAGACACAAATCCTGAAACAGAAGATGGCTATTGCGGCCCAGATGGAGGGCGAGAACCAAATACGCGGACCATCCGCACATATTCCAGAACCTGAGTTTCTTTATGAGAAAGGAGTACCGCGAAAGAATCCCAATTATAGAGACCCAAACGACGTTGGTCGTGTAGCGCCCGCACTTGTACATGCATCGAAGCAACCACATGCGAATGCGAATGCGAATGCGAATGCGCATGCGACTCAACTGACACCGTTTGTGAGTATGCTATCCGACACCGGTGTCATTCCTCCACCAGTTGTTGTGTTGAAGGCGCATGATATTAAACTACAAGAGCATAATCATATTTTACATGACATTGTTCATGAGTTGGACGATTTGCGTGCATCGATGATGGCCACGGGCGGTGAGTCACGCGGACCATCTGGTAGTGGCAGTCTTCCGACCATCAAAGAAGAGTCCCGCAACAGTTCGAGAGATACATCGACGGCAGAAGCCGAATCCGAAGTCGAACCAGAAGAGGAAGAGGAGTTGTTGATGGAGGTTGTTATGCATGATTTGACGAATAGTCGCGAATTCGTAGAAGGTATCGTGAACAAGATTGTCAATGAAACCAATCTCTCGGAAGTGATTATGAAAATCGAACCACTTGTGAAAGAAAATCAAGAACTGCGTTCGCTTATACATTCGCAACAACAGATGATGAACGAAATGAATACAATGTTGCTTCGACTGTTAAATGGTGGAGGCGGTAGTGTCGACGCCGGCGCCGGTGCCGGTGGTGCCGATATCAATACAGTGTCTGCTGAAGACGCTGTCGTGGATAGAGATGGATTGTTTCCTTCATGCGAAATGACTGAAATTATATTATCGGACGCGAATTTGCACAATCAACACGAAGTATGCGATGCACCCGCGGACGCTGATGTGGAAATGGATGCCGAAGCAGAAGCGGATGCAGCCGAAGCGGACGTAGCCGAAGTGGACGCAGCCGAAGCGGACGCAGCCGAAGCGGACGCAGCCGAAGCGGATGCCGACGAGTCCGATGAAATACGTGCATTAGAACCTACCGACTATACATATGACGAATACGAAAGACACCATTTTATCGAACCAATTTCATTAGTGGTTAGTGAATTATAACGTCCGTCCGACCGACCGACCGACCGTCCGGTGCGTAAACCGAAAGAAGTATAAATATGAATATGTAATAGTATTCATATTTACAATGCTAATTGTGTCCATTCTTATTTTTTGTATTGTGTTGTTTATTTACCTTCATATCCATTTTCATCTGAAACAAAGCAATGATTTAGAAGTATACGAAATCGACCAACCATCCAAACAGCGTTTAGAAGAAGTATGCGATATACGACAACCCACAACATTCGAGTATTATAATGAACAATTACTTACACAACTATCATACCAGGCAATCCATAACATGTATCGCGCATTTGACATTCATATCCGTGATGTTTCAAAGACTCCACCGTCGTCGTCGTCGTCGAGTACAAAAAATGACAATGACGCCAAAAAAGAGAACGAAAATGATTATGTATTGTATATCCCGGTACCATTAAAAATCGCACACGAAGTCTTGAAAAATGATACAGAACGAAAATACATAAGCGAACATAATGCAGAATTTATAGAAGAAACCGGTTTAATTAAAACATTCCAGTTATACGATGACTTCTTGCGACCTTACATGGTATCAAAATGCACGTATGATATATTATTGGGGTCCGAAAATACAGTTACACCTCTGCGCTACAATTTGAATTATCGTAACTATTTCTTAGTGACACAAGGGACAATACGACTAAAATTAATGCCGCCAAAAGACGCGCGATATTTATACCCGATATTGGATTATGATATTTTCGAGTTTCGGTCACCAGTGAATCCATGGAAGGTTCAACCGGAATACCAAGACGATTTCGACAAAATAAAAACACTTGAAATTGAATTGTACCAAGGAATGGTTGTTTTTATTCCGGCGTATTGGTGGTATAGTATCCAATTCATCGGAAGCGAAACAACTGTCTGTTCGTTTCAGTATCGTACCCATATGAATACGCTTTCAATTGCGCCACAATTGGTGTTACATTTCCTTCAAACAATGAATACGCGGAGTGATACACTCGAAAAACATGGAAATGGAATGGACCAATTCAAGATTAAAACGGTGTCCACGCCCACGTCCACGCCCACGTCCACGCCCATGTCCACGCCCACGTCCACGCCCACGTCAACCCAACCACCCGAATATACCCCGTCCATCGAAGACCAGTATCTACCCAAGTCGATACGCGGGAATAATAATAATCCATACAGTATTATGAATGCCGTCACGGAAACCGTTCAAAAACTAGGCGCGACCGCGACCACGCCCACGACCGACCCAATTGCGGCCACAACATCCATTGAAGTAGAAACAGTCGTTGAATCTACACAAAAAGAGATGGTTATCGAACCAATTCAGACGTTGTCGTCATCGTCATCAACGGTCAACCATTCGTTGTAATAGATTGCATACTTCATCAATGGGTATAGATTCAAGGGAAAGCATCTTGGTAAATAGTTCATGGAGGTTATGATTGGATATTACATCCAATATCAATGATGATACATATCCATCTTTCGTGAAGAAATAATCCGGGTATTTATTGTAATAGCTATAAAAGTCACGGTAAATATACAAGGTAATAAACATAATACCAAGCGACCATACATCATGCTTCAAATGTTGTTTTTTCCAGTTGTATTTATTTGAACGAATCGTGTCGCGGATATTTTTGAACTCCGGATGACAATATGGAACCGTGCCTCCAGTACCGTACCCCTTATTGTTGATTCCAGATAATCCAAAGTCGATGAGATGCACTGTGAAGTTTTTACATTTTTTATGATGATTCATGTCAAAATCCATACCTTCGTGAATAAGAATATTATCTGGTTTTATATCTCCATGTACGACATCGATTGCGTGAAGGTGTTCAAGTGCACGCGCGCATGTAAGAAATAAATTAATAAATAAAGGATACTGAATATTTGTAAACTGATTATACACATATTTTCCGATATTGTTCTTCACCCAACCATACAATGGTTCACTATTCTTTACATAATGTTGGATACTGAATGATATTTCATTCTCCCGTAAAATATTGTAATGTGTTCGGCCTTCATATTTCAACTCATGCATGTTCGGGTGATTATCTGCATTATCTAGATACTTACACTCACAATTTGTGATAACACTACAATCACAAATATTATTGTTTATATTTCGTTTGATATTTGTCAATACAACGAATGGGACTATGATACTACTCGCATTAACTGCTCCCGAGGCCGACGCCATTGCTTCAATCACACATGTTTCATTAATAAAACTATACGGCGAATCATCAATACGAAGAATATAGTCATTGTATCGAAACACGCCTAATGTGTGTTTTGTTTTTGTTGCACGATACCTCTTTTTCTCTTCAAATAATTTCAAATACATGTCTTGCGCGATAATAATGTAAAAAGACCGCATTTTTATTTTTAAGATGTCGGACATATCTGGAATGTTTTGAAGTAGTTCTTCAAATCGAGGTTCAAGAACTAGATTCGTTACGTCAATATTACGATTTGTTAGCGCACTAATAAGATGCTGTAATTCATAGTCGTTTCTTAGTTCGTCGTCAGTGATTTCTGTTCGGAAAAACCGGTGTCTAATCGTTGGCGGGGTCGTCGGCGTGACTGGAGTCGTTGGTGGCGGAGGAGGCGGATGAACTTCTATGTCATCATAGTCATTGTCATGGCTAGTATTCACTGTGATGATATCAGAATCCATAACTACCACCTGGTATCGCCGTCTTCTTTTAAAACCTCTTCTATTATTTATTTTATCCTGGATATTTTTTTTTATCTTAGATAAGAATGACAACATATATAGATTGTATGGATATATACTTTTCTATCTATATATGTTATTTTTTCAGTGTGCGACCTACCCAAATGTGCTTTCCTGGCAATACGTGATGTATAAAAATCCATCAGAGTCTTTATTCGTATCGTATACAGGTCCAATTACCGAGGTAATGGGGTATATCTTATTGTTGATGAACATGAACATGGCCTTTTCAGGTGGAAAATGGATTCGTTTGCGAATAATCTGCTGTAGTTGAAGTAACGTTAAATCTCTCGGAGTGATATATTTCGACTTGTCGATGGGATATGCGTCGCGGTCAGTTTTAGATGGTTGTATGATAAGCGGGACACGGTCTGGATATTTTTCCAGGATAAGTTGCGATTTTTTTACGCGTTCTAAATGGTCATTTGTCGGCGCGGTTACAATCGCATTCGTCGGTGTATACGCCGGTTCTGCACTTGTATTCGTGTATAATGGTTGAGGGTGAGAATAAGATGTTGTAATTGTATTCATTCGGAAGTGTGACTATGATAACTATAAAAATAGTTCTATATTACAATCAGCGAAAAGAAATCGCGAAACATTAGTATATAAATAATACACAATGCGTTAAATTGAAATCTAATTCGGGTATTTCATGTATTGCATCCATTCATTCATTCATCGATTCATCCATTCAAATGATGTCAACAATGTCGCACGATATTCGCAAATATACGACGGTAGTGAAGAAATTATCGCAAGAAGAGAGACCGACAATCAACTCAATACCGACCATTCTATCCAGTGTTCCGGGTCCCGCGCCAGGTCCCGCGCCAGGTCCCGCGCCAGGTCCCGCGTCAATTCCAGACTATATGTCACCAGAACAAAAACTAGCGTTTGCGAAATACATATCGGGGCAAAATGTATTTATTACGGGCCCTGGTGGAACGGGAAAGTCCGCCCTTATTCGAGAGATTTATAAATACGCGACCCAGCGCGAACATAATATCCAAGTATGCGCACTCACAGGTTGCGCGGCAGTCATGTTGGACTGTAAAGCCAAAACGATTCATTCATGGTCTGGTATCGGACTTGCAAACGGCGATGTCGAGAGAATTGTTCAACGCGTGGACAAGAATTTCTTCAAAAAAAAGGATTGGCGAAAAACGCGAACACTCATTATTGATGAAGTAAGTATGATGTCGAAACGCCTTTTCGATATATTGGACATTGTCGGAAAAACACTCCGAAACTGTCATTCTCGACCTTTCGGTGGAATACAACTCATCTTCTGCGGTGATTTCTACCAACTCCCACCAGTGGGCGTCAATACCGAAGACCCCGATAATTCGCGGTTCTGTTTTGAAAGTGAAAGTTGGTTTCATACTTTTCCGAAAGAAAACCAAATCCAACTGAAACAGATATTCCGGCAGAATGACCCAGTGTACTGTCAAATACTGAACCAGGTACGTGAAGGGAGGATTACACGCAAAACGGACGAAATACTTCGGTCACGCGTTGGCGTCGTATTGCCGGATGTATCTGAAGATGGGACGCCACAGACCAAACCGACGATTTTATATTCTACCCGGTCTCGCGCGGATGAAATCAACCGACTTGAAATGGAGAAACTTACAATAGTGGACCCAGATAGTCCTACATACAGTTATGAACTAAAGTATGCGTGTGATTTACCGTTGTCCGATAAAGAACGGCAATTTCGTGCATCTCAGAGTCATGAACGTATTACGGCCGAACTGAACTCATTGAAAAACAGTATTTTATGTGATGACATTGTACATTTAAGGATTGGCGCCCAGGTGATGTGTGTCGTCAATATGGAAGAGTCGGTGACAACATCCGCAACACCAATATGCAATGGAAGTCAGGGAGTGATTGTACGCATGACAGAAAACCCTGCAGGTACATCCACGCCGCCATTGCCAGTGGTGCGTTTCAATAACGGTCTTGAAATGACGGTCAACTATCATACATGGATAAGTGAGAATATACCAGGGATTGGCGTATCACAAATACCTCTAATCTTATCATGGGCCATTACCATTCATAAGAGTCAAGGCGCGACACTAGAACGATGTATCATTGATATTGGGGAGCGAGTATTTGAAGCGGGGCAGAGTTACGTTGCACTATCTCGCGTCAAATCATTGCAGGGGTTGAGCATCATGAGTTACGATGTTACGAAGATTTTGGTGAACAAAAAGGTAAAGGCGTATTATGCGGAGATAGAGAGGGTATGAACCGTATCCGGCAGAGAGACGGGAAAAAAGGGAAAAAGGGAAAAGAAAAAAGAAGAAAGAAGAAAAGAGAGAAGTGAAAAAAATTGAAGTAAAAAGAGAGAAGTGAGGGAAAGAAAGAGAGAAAGATGGAAGCGATAATGAGAGTGATGAAGAAGGAGACGGGAAAGAGAGAGGAAGAGTTGAGAGAGTTGATGAAAAGAGAGTTGTTGGAGATGGAGTTGGAGGTAAAGGCGATGAGAAAGATGATGAAGGAAGAAGAGTCGAAGGGAGTGAATGAGCCGAAGGCGAAGGGAAAGAAGAGAGCGAGCGCGAGCGCCAAAGGCGTGAGTGCGAGCGCCAAAGGCGTGAGTGCGAGCGTGAGCGCGAGCGCGGTGGAAGAGAAGGAAGCGAGCGCGAGCGCCAAAGGCGTGAGTGCGAGCGTGAGCGCGAGCGCGGTCAGCGCGAGCGCGGTGAGCGTGAGCGCGGTGAGCGTGAGCGTGGTGGAAGAGAAGGAAGCGAGCGCGAGCGCCAAAGGCGTGAGCGTGAGCGAGGAAGTGAAAGAAACAAAAGAAACAAAAGTCGAAAAAGCAAAAGAAACAAAAGTCGAAAAAGCGAAAGAAACAAAAGCAGAAAAGGAAGCAAAAGCGAAGGAAGCGAAGGAAGCAAAAGCGAAGGAAGCGAAGGAAGCGAAGGAAGCAAAAGCGAAGGCGGAAAAGGAAGCGAAGGAAGCAAAAGCGAAAGAAGCAAAGGAAGCGAAGGAAGCAAAAGCGAAAGAAACGAAGAAGAAGAGCGAACCGAAGAAGAAGAGCGAAACGAAGAAGGAGGTAGTAGTAGTAGAAGAGGAGAAGGAACTGGAAAGGGAGCCGGAGCCGGAGGCGGAGGAGCCGGAAGAAGTGGAAGTGGAAGAGATGGAGTACGATGGAGTGACGTACCTGAAGTCGGTAATGACGGGAGTGGTATACGACATGGAGACAAGTGAAGAGATAGGAAGATGGAATGAAGAGACAAAGAGAATAGAAGTGGAGTAAGCGAGCGGTGTGTGCGTGTGGTGTGTGTGAGAGAAAGAATAAAAGAAAAGATTTTTTTATGGTAAAAAGAAAAAAGAGTAAATACCGGCGGTAGGTTTCGATCCTACGACCTCCCGCTTATAAGGCGATAACCATCCCCAAATCGAACCCAAAGAGTTGAAAGGAAGGAGACGGATTGTTTAGGCGCTCTGCCTCTGAGCTACACCGGTAGTGTGGTGGTTTTTTCAAGCAGTATCGTAGCTTGAGCAAATAGGTTGTTGATAATGTAATTATCAAGAACATCCCAGTTTCTGTAAAACGGGTAAAGGGTAAAGTACCGGAGACAGGCTTTGATCCTGTGTCCTCGGGGTTATGAGCCCCGCGCGCTGCCTCTGCGCCACTCCGGTGAATCGTGGTGCTGTGTTTAACGTCGCATAGCAAATGACGGCGAGCTTCTGAACACCCCAGCTAGAAGCTGGGGGATTGTGCGGTAGCACAATAAAGCATGCGAATAGGATGATACCGCTGACCCGTTTCGATCGAGTGACCTCGGAGTTATGAGCCCCGCGCGCTAACCTCTGCGCCACAGCGGTGTTACAAGACGATGAACATGAAGTGTCGTCAAGACCATCGTATGACATTAGAGATACGATGGTGAAGTAAGTAGGATAATGAAGAATGAGTTTCAATTTTATCCGAGGATAGAGAGAAAAGCCGGATCATAAAGAAAGTGAGAAAGTAAAAGAAATGGTAGAGCATAGTGAGAGCATAATCCGAATCAAAAATAGATATGAGTCTCATTTCGGGTTAGTATATATAATGTAAAAAGGGAAGGGATGTCGCATAACTGCCGTAAGAATAGACCGGCGATAGCGTAGAGGGTAAAGATGGAGGGAGGAAGAGTCAAAGATGCAAGACTCTGGTCGATAAATCAAAGTCTATAAATGAAAGTTCGAGAGAATGTAGTATATTGGAATACTAATCCAGGAACCATGTTATAGTAAATCTCTCGAACAATCATAAATCGAAAGTATAAAAAGAGACGCGCGCGACCCCCCCGCCGTCAATATGGACCGAAGGTAAGAATGGACGGCGGAAGTTATGCGATGTATACGATGTACACGATGAACCCGTCGATGGGGGGGGGCGGAACCCCCGTTATTCAAATACTAAAACGGGGGGGAGTATGTTAAATCTCTCGAACATGTGATTTGTAAAGTAAAAAAAGAGACGGCCAACCCCGCCGTCGATATGGACCGAAGGTAAGAATGGACGGCGGAAGTTATGCGATGTATACGATGTACACGATGAACCCGTCGATGGGGGGCGGAACCCCCGTTATTCAAATACTAAAACGGGAGGAGTATGTTAAATCTCTCGAACATGTGATTTGTAAAGTAAAAAAAGAGACGGCCAACCCCGCCGTCGATATGGACCGAAGGTAAGAATGGACGGCGGATGTTATACGATGTTATACGATGTACACGATGAACCCGTCGATGGGGGGCGGAACCCCCGATATTCAAATACTAATACAATGTTATAAAGAAAGAGTAAATCTCTCGAACATGATAAATCTAAAGTATAAAAATAGACGGCGCGACCCCCGCCGTCGATATGGACCGACGGTAAGAATGGACGGAGGAAGTTATGCGATGAACCCGATAAGACCCGTCGTTGGGGGGCGGAACCCCCACCGAATGTAAGAATGGACGGAGGAAGTTATGCGATGAACCCGATAAGACCCGTCGTTGGAGGGCGGAACCCCCGATATTCAAATACTAAACCAGGATGCATGTTATAGTAAATCTCTCGAACATGATGAATCGAAAGTAAAAAAAGAGACGGCGCGACCCCCCGCCGTCGATATGGACCGAAGGTAAGAATGGACGGAGGATGTTATGCGATGAACCCGATAAGACCCGTCGTTGGGGGGCGGAACCCCCACCGAAGGTAAGAATGGACGGAGGAAGTTATGCAGTACATTCAATAAGACCCGTCGTTGGGGGGCGGAACCCCCATATCCATAATATGAGTCAATGGTGGTTATGTCACCGATTTCCCGCCACCGAGAGATAATATGACACGATATATGGTAAGGTAAAAATCATACATTGTGAAACGTGCAAAATGATGTAAAACCGGAGTAAAAGAATGAAATACTATACTTCGGGGTAAATCTCTCGAACATGTGATTTGTAAAGTAAAAAAAGAGACGGCAACCCCCGCCGTCGCCCGCCCAGACAACCTCACCGCCGTCGCCCGCCGTCAATATGTACCGACGGTGAGAATGGACGGAGGAAGTTATGCGATGACCCCGATAAGACCCGTCGTTGGGGGGCGGAACCCCCGATATTCAAATACTAAACCAGGATGCATGTTATAGTAAATCTCTCGAACATCATAAATTTAAAGTAAAAAAAGAGACGGCGCGACCCCCGCCGTCGATATGGACCGACGGTAAGAATGGACGGAGGAAGTTATGCGATGACCCCGATAAGACCCGTCGTTGGGGGGCGGAACCCCCGGCGGAACCCCCCCGCAGAGGCCACATATACACTTAGTCTTCGGTAGCATAACAGGGTCCCTCGATGTAGTAGTTGTTGCAGGCGTCACACAAAGTTTCAATAGTGCCATCAGCGCAGTAGTGAAAGTTGACCTCGCCGCGGTCGTCAAGTCCGGTATCACAGGTGTCACACAGTCCGAACTGGTAATCGCAACTCTTCTCATCGCGTTGTTCTTTTGTAAGTGGGACAGGAAATGTGTTGGTGGTAGTAAGAGCAGTAGCCGTAGCCGTAGCCATCCAGTAGTCAGTAGCAGTAGCCATAGTAGTCATTTTCTTCGTTCGTTCGTTTGTTCGTTGAGTAAACTACCATGACGCAATACATCGGAAAAGTATTTCAATTTTATTCCCCATACACGATGAATGACATGAACATGAAAAAAATGTTTTTGTTTTTTTTGTCATAGTCACACATCAATCATGTCATCATACTTAAACAAGTGAATCAATACGGACATACTGAGGCACAGGTTTGCCGAGTGACTTCCAATTGGCTGCTTCAAAAAGAGCATCTTTCCCGAAGAATTGTTCAAAACATTTGTCACATGTATAACATTCGCATCGTTGCTCGCTTCGGTCATAGAAGAACGACGTCGCATCATCAAGACCAACACCACAGTCACAGCACACCCCGTATTTGAATTGTTGCATGCGCGCCCGCTCTTCGTCCCAATATTTTTGATACGCATTGACACGACACTCTACACAGTCACATTCACACTCGTTACTCACCGTAATTTCCTCCATCATAAGGTCTTCTTCTTCTTGTTCGTCAGCATCGTGAAACCACATTGCTGATGTCATCGTTGTTGTAGCCATTTGTAATTGTTCTTGTTCGTTGAAGAGCTGTCACCCATCGATATGAAGAAAAAGTATTTCAATTTTATTCAAAGTGTATGAAGAATAACGGTGTCATGAAAAATATTGTATTTGTTTTTTGTTTTTGTTGTCAACACATATTCACGCACAGATTAACACCGGTCAGCATAGAGCGAAACAATCATGTCATTTTCCCATCGAGAAATCATCTGGCGAATGGAATCAGGGTTCGCCTCATTTTTGCGCACACCCATCGCCTTGCGCGCAGCAGCAGTCTTTTTTTCGATTTCTTCGCGTCCGTTTCGCACAGCCAAATCCCACTCGGATTGGATGGCAGCCCGCTTTTCAGCAGCAGCAACCTTGCCAGCAGTCCGAGCCAGTATCGCAGCAGCATTCTTCTCGCGCTTGGCAACACGAGCCTTAAGAGCAGCAATACATGATTTGTTCTTTTCTTCTTGGTTGAAAGGGACAGCGGCGGCGGGGCTGATGAAGTGAGGGAACCGTTCTTTCAGAGTCAATTCAGCGCGAGAAAACTCGCCAATCCACGCGGAAAGAATGCCATTTTCACGCGCAAGTTTGAGCATGTGAAGCATTTTCATCGTAGATTCATTAGCGGGAGGGTTTTCACAGTCGAAGTCGCACGCCTCGGCCCACTCATCAACCATCTTTCGGAATTGAATGCGATTGTGCTTCGCATAGTGTTCAAGACGGATGGTGAAGTTCAACTCGCGTTGCTTCGCCTTCTCCGTCTCGTTCTTACCTTGTTTCTTCATCTCGGTCTCGGTCATGTATCCAGTTTGTTTGTAGTACGCCATTATTGATTCTTTGATTCTTTGATTCATGGATTCAACGATAGGATGAAAAAGTATTTCAATTTTATCAGACGACTGTAGATGCGCGCGACATCTCGGAGTTTCTCGCCCGCCCGCAGAATCACACGAATGGCGGGACCTCATCCAACAATCCAATGTCTAAATCAAACTCAATTCCTGGATGACCTCGCCTGCATGGATGACCCCCGTCATATTACGCACCGACATGTGGGGCGGCACTATTTAAGCGCGCGCGCCATCCGTCTACCAACAAGCAATCAAGCAAACAACATCAACAGACAACAATGACACACATCGTCGATTTCACCCGCGCCGACTTCCAGGACGACTACTACACATCCAGTTGGAGCCACAGCACCGCAAGCTCCCAAACCACCATCGACACCAGATGGAACCTCCTCTCCAACTTCGTCAACGAAACTTGTAAAGACAGAGATGACTCACACGGCCACGCTCACATGAAGGCAGTTGCTGAAACAACAAGATTCATCATCCAACAAGATTTCATCGATGAATCAGGTAATCTCACACTAGACGCCATAACCGCAGCTTGGCTCCACGACATCGCCGACCACAAATACGACCACGACGGAACACTCGAACAAAGACTCGACGCGTTCGGCACCGCCAACATTTGGAACTACCCCGAAATCAAACAAGTCATCAAGTACGTCTCTTTCAGCACTGAAAACAAAGCCATCATCGCAGGCGCTCCCCTCAACTTCCCAGCAATCCTCGGCGCTTACTACTCCCAAATCCGCGACATCGTCTCCGACGCAGACAAACTCGAAGCCATAGGCACCATCGGAATCCAACGATGCATCGAATACACATCACACACAAATCCAACTTACACCAACACCCAAATCAACAGCGATGTCAAAAAACACGCAGATGAGAAACTCCTTCGTCTTGCTTCCGAATTCATCAAAACACCAACAGCACGCACCATCGCCAACATCCGCCACAAAGAAATGGAAGAATGGTTACACAATCACTAACCAGAAATAAGTAAACCTCACACACCAAAGAGTCTCAATATTGACACCATATATCGAGTGGGTTTTTACGAGTCATTTACCGTTTTCCCACTCATTTCCGGTTACCGATATAGAACAGGATTTCGGTTCAGAAAAAGCGCGGGTTAGGGGTGGGGGGATGGGGGGTGGGAGGGGACCACTGGCAGGATTGCCGGGGGCTATTGCGACAGTACATTTGCTTACGAGCACTGGTAAGCAATCCACGCCACACCCCACACCACACCACACCACGCGCGCACCCCACGCCACACCCACCC